AAAGATCATATCATGCTTTTCGCGGCTTTTGTAACTTTATTGAGAATATGGATTTACTCTTTTTGGCTTAGTGTCATCAACATACATATCAGAGTTATCAACAAAGTGGTCTAGCCTAATAATGTCTGAGTCTCTTAAGAACCTTAGCGCTTGACTAAACGCATCTACAAAGTCATCATGCTTAGCTTCAGGGAAAGCGCATAGCTCTCTAAGGAAAGGATCAATCCAAGTTCGCGGATACCCCCGTCGTTCTAAGCTTTCAGGAAGATAGACCAATCCACGTTCAACCATAGGGGCCACAATATTTAGTCGGGTAGCTTTGTCCGCCCTGCCTGGGTTATAAGAACGGATTGGTAACCAAGTTTGTTTCAAGTCTTGAATTAATGCAATGCCGCTAGACTTATCTTCAATCAATATTAAATCTACCTTTTTGCCGTTACCAAATTGGTCTGGATCACCATAGACTTCTTTAGCCTCTTCCTGAACCTTACTGCGGAGATCGGGATAAAGCATATGCTCGCTCCAGCAATCTATAAGCATCACCCTATTTCCCGAATCCGGACTTGGCCGAAAGACGCCAAGCACTACACAAGCAGTAGGGTCGTTTATAGTCTTATCTGAAGTTGCTACGTCATAACTTTGAACTACATAGCTAAATTCTGGGAAAGGTTTGTCAGCATCATAAATCTTAAACCAACTGCGTTTCATTAAACCCGCTTCTTCTGGATTTAATACCTCAGCATAAATTTCTTGCCTACCTTGTGTTGTGCCTTCATACTGCAATATTTGCTTTTGAAAGGTTGGGGCAAGGTTATGGATATTGTCATAGGTTGTTGCCGTAACATAAGCTACGTCATCTCCATCCCGCTCTAGTAAATTCATAATTAATTCTTTTGGCTTAGGCGTAGTGGTAGCTATTAAAGTAGGCTTAACACCAAGTCGCAAACCGAACTGAATCATGTCCCAACTTTCATCGAGGTATTCCCAAGCCGCCAATTCGTCTAACCAGCCATGATGAAATTGGGGACCACGGAAACGTCCAGGTTCAGATGCTGGAATGCCTTTAATTAAAGAACCATTAATTAAGTTTAGTTCCCCAAGGGAGCTTTTATAACCATTAGGAGCTATAATTTCATGTGGGATCACGTTCAGGATCCCTGACTCTCCTTCGAAGCAAACATCCCGTACGTCACCAGCTGTTGGGGCTGATACTAAGAACCGAATGCCTTCTTCTGCCCAAGCAGTCCACCAACAGTCTTCTGCAGCCGTTCTGGTTTTACCAGCACCACGACCTGCTAATAAAAGCCAAACGCTCCACCATTCTCCTTTTGGGCGAATTTGGTGCGGGTTTGCTTGTTCCAGCCATTCCATTCTTTTAAGCATTGCTTTGCGATGCGGCAAAGGCAATATATCTAGATTGGGAGCGTTATCAAGTTCCCGCTTAATAAGAGAGCTTAGGGTTTTATCCAATGTTGTGGAATTTTTCTACTTTGCGAACAAACTCTATAACATTTGCTGGGTTGTAATTTGGATCCGTAGTGGACAAAGTAATATTAAACAATTCTTGAATATCTGCAAAGCTCATTGGTTTTCTTTCTTTGCGTTCTAAAGCAATGCAATCTTCGGTGGTAAATGTTGTCATTTGTTTACTCCTTTTTAATGTTTTGGATTTTATCTTAAGTTATTGCAATGTATACCTAAGCTTTAATTAGGATGGAAAAACCCAGGAAAATCCGGGACCTACCATAACAGATACACTAGCGCCGTCGCCGAGTGGTGGTGACATTTTTAAAGATTTACCTAGGATCATTTCCGCACTAAGGAGCTTAGTAAGCTTTAATAAACTTTAATAGCTTTATCAATGGGAGCTTAGGGAGTTCGCGGTTATCAATTATCTGTTTCATTCTGCCGTTTAGTTAAGAGCTTATTCATTAACTCTTTAGCAAATGTTCCTGCTTCCTCGATCTCGATTGGGTTTCCGTTTGGTCCAGAGATTTCTTGAGCTTGGATTGCTTTACCATCCAAACGATCGGTAACTTCTTTGATTGCACCAAGATCACCTTTTTCCGCGAGATCTAATAGTTTATCAATAATCTTATCTAACTTTGCTGGATTCTGAACCACTTTCCTACGCAGTGCAGCAACGAAAGCACCACGAACCGCGGCATTTTCGTTTCCTTTCATAGCTTTAGAAAGTTTCGCGCTCTTTTCTTTAATCATAAGATTTCCTAACCTTTTTTAAATTCCACAGAAAAATCTGAAAATTTATTCTCAGTTTCTAAACATTTGTTACGAAACGGATTTTATCTCAACTTTTAAAACTTTGTACGGATTTTTTCAAACCACCGAATATTTTTTCTGCGCCCAAATTTTAGCCGAGTTTTATACGAATGAAACTGATTAAAAATCCGCAACTTTAAAAAACTTCTGCGTTGATTTGCAAGTTTAGTTTTTGCTTTGCGAGGTTTTAATTCTCTAAATAACATAAATAAACTTTCTAAACTTTATCATATTGTGAAATAAAAAAGTATATTTTCATTTCAATTTGTGATACAATTAAATTGTAGTAAAACCTAACTCAAAAAGGAAATCAAAATGAAACTCAATCAAATCCGTTTTAACTCTAAAAAATACTTTCCAATGTTTTTTGTTTTGGATGTTATTCTTTATTCTGCCATAGCTTTTACGGCTTATAAATTTTATATAGCTTAAATCAATTAGGGAGATTATTTAATCTCCCTAACTTTTAACCGAGGAAATTATGAAACAAACTGAAATTCAAACCCTTGCAAAATCTTTAGCTAATAGATTTTTTAATGATTTTGGTAAAGGAGTTTTAAATATAAACCGCGATTGGGCTCCAGAGTACATAGATTCAAAATTTACCAGTTCCGAACAAGTTGCTCAAATGGAAACTTTAGCTTTAAAAATCTTTGCGGAAAAACTTAAAACTATTTATCCTGTTCAAATTACATTCGATGTTGAATAAAAAGGACAAATCATGCAATATATTATTACTAAATATTTAAAACCTACAAACCACCAAGGAAGTAGGATAAAAGCTTTAACCTCTTTTGAAAGGGAAGCAATTACTATCCCCTATGATTATTCTTTAGATACAGAGCAAGCACATGCCAAAGCCGCTATGCAATTAGCCATGAAATTAGGTTGGAATGGAGAATATGCAGCCGGAGGTAATGAAATGGGTTATGTGTTTACTTACCTTGGCTCATCTAATTTATATTCCACGGACAATTATGAAGCTGAATGATGCTCCAGTCTCTATAGTTTGTTACCGCCTAAGTTTGTTACTTGTTACTTCTTAAGAAAAGAAGTAACAGTAACAAATAACATTTTAGGAATTGTTACTAAATTTGTTACGCGTAACAATCATCATATCCCATATAAACCTTTCCCTTTTTTCTGTATAAGTCCTTGATTTACAAGTGAATTCAACTCTTTTCGGATAGCTCCTTCCGATGCTCCATTTGTTACTAATCTTTCATAAATAACAGTTAGTAACAAATCCTGTTTTTCTTTCTCAAAAAGTTGCAGTAACAAATTCCTAACACTCATTTTAGCCTTATTTTCCTCGGAAACCGTTAGGTATTCTATCTGCTCTGTAATTAACGTTGTAATGTTTTCCGCAATATCAACTATTTTCATTTGGAGATTTAATGGCTCCGGAAGCATAGCATCTTTCATCTTAAAACCGATTAAAGTGGTTTCTAATGTTTCTCCATTACGTTTAACTTCGTACTGGCAATCTACTCCATTTTGCCAAGCAGAAGAACCACGAATCCTTGTGCCATCTTTTCCGCCATGATGTACTAAACTTACCGAGCAATTAAAAGTTTTAGTAATTTTTTCTAAATTACCTAAAGCTAAAGCAACTTCTTTGGACGAATTTTCATCCCCCGTAAAGTTGCGGTTTAATGTATCGAACACAATATATTTAGGAAACTGTGGCAAAGATTTACCGTATTCCAAAATGTTTTCTATTTCTTTAGGGTCTAAAATGTTCCGGCTTCCATCTGAAACATACAAAGGAAAATCTTCTTTAACTTGGTATTTTTGGCGCAAACCGGCAATTCTTCTTGCTATACCGTTTGATCCTTCTCCGCATACATATAATACTGGGCCTTGATTAACCGATTTGCCGTGCCATTCCAAACCAGCCGCAATGCAATAACATAGTTCCAAAGCAATAAACGATTTAAATGCTTGCGTATCACCCCAAATAATACTGAGCGTGTGTTCCTCAAAGAAATCTTGAACCATCCAATCAATTGGACCAAGTTTATTTTGCAAATCGTTTAGGGTAAACCAACGCTTTTTAAATTCCGCAGGCAAATGCACTTCAATATTGCCAGGAAGTTGTAATTTAACTTCATTAGCCATTTTAAACAATGTGGCTATAGTAACTTGCAGTCCAGTGTATTTACCTAAGCTTTCCCAAACTAACCGGCAATCTTGTTTACCTTTGTAATTAGCTGTAGCTTTGCTACTCCATTCATGAAATAAATCAAAACCTTGTTCTAATCCTTCAAACTCATTATGTAAAGCGCAAGCTATCTTTAGCCAATCTCCGCGGTTACAATCAGGATTTAATAAATTCAAAGCTGTTTGGATTTTTGGTAAAGGAGCAAAACTTGGGTCTGAATTTACTATTGCATTGCTTTCCGCAACTCTAAGCTTTTCAGGGCAAAACTCTTTCAGAAACTGTTTTATTTCGGTTTGACATACTTGTGGATCAGAAGTAGATTCTTGAACCACATTGCCACTGATTGTGAAATATCTGCCTTGTTCGTAGTATTCAATTGGCTTAGCATTAAAAGAAACGCCAATATCAGCATAAAAAATAAAGTGTAAACCTTTACCGGAAACACTGATCTCTATATAAGCTTTATGCTTAAACAGTTCTATAGCTTTTAGTGCTATAGCGTTATAAGTTCCGTTATCAATGCAATCATCAAGATCTAAACCAACTAGCAAATCTATAGACTTATCAAAGACAATCCCTACATTGCCTTGTATATCCTCGAACTTCTTGCGGTTATTAAAGTCTTGCCAAGGCACTGCAGGAATCTTTTTATCGCCTTCATGAAACCAAGGAATGAACCTTTTTTGGTTTTTAATATTATCGCTGATCATGTGGTATAATCCCGACTGATCTTCTTTTTGATCATTTGTTATTTCCTTTTTTGAATGGCTTCTCTAACCAGAAGCCATTTTTTTGTGCTCTAAAATTAGGTGAAGATCTCCCATCTAGCAAGTAGAAGTTGGATGCATTTAGGCTGGGCAGCTTAAACCGGAGATCTTCACTTAATTTATAAACTCATCCACGAGTTGGTCCAATATACCATAGTTTTTTAAAAAAGAATCCCAAACTTTGTCATATTGTGATAAAGTTTTTGTGACAAAGGGGGTTACAAATGAGGAATTAAGTGATACATTAACTATGTATTACATTAAAAGGAAACACAATAATGCATTTTGTAATGATGGCAATAGTTGCAATAGTGGTACTTTGGTATGCATGGGGGGCTATATTGCTTTCCTTAATAGCTATAACAAAGTACGTGGTGCAACACAAAGTTAAAGCTATGGCAATGTTAGTCGCAGCAATGGTGTTTTGCTTTGGCCCAACAGCACTAATTATCCAAAGCATATTAACAGTAGCACTATTTGGCTATACCGCTTACTGGTTGGTCAATAACTTCAACAATCCTAAAGGAGCATAACATGTATGGCTATTTAGTCGATCCAATAAAGAAGGCAGTAACGCAGGTGGAATACCACGACAATCTCAATGAACTTACTGATTGTCAAATATGCACTGCAGTAAGAATTACAGGAGCTGGGGATTACATCTTTATAGATGATGAAGGCTTATTTGTAGAAGATCAAAAGTTCTTTTATATAGTGCGGGAGGATTTAAACCTTAGCAAATCGGTGATGCTTGCTGGTAAAGGTTTAGTGCTAGCCACGGACGAAGAAGGTGAATCTATTAGCCCAACTATAACTTTAGAAAAGTTAAAGAAACGGATATTCTGGGCAAATCCTATAGAAGCTGAAACAGAAAGGGATCGGATCCTCGATAGAGGTCCGGATATAATGTCATTTGATACCCACGAAGAAATGCTATCATTTTTAGAAGAGAAAAGGAGAAAAGCAAATGAATAAGAAGCAAAGAGCAGTTATTAAAATGATCGATGCCTATTTAATGTATAGCCAAACAGGCATTGCAATCCATTTACTAAACGACTTATTAGAGAAAGCAACTACCGAACGTAGTAAATCGGCTTTACTTTCTTATGGTAAGAAAAATAAACTTATTTAAGGAAAATTATGCGAGTTATTAACTACCAAAAACTTTTTAACAATATTGCTATAGATAGGCCAAAGCATGCGGTCTTTTCTGCTTCTGCTAGTGATAAATGGCTAGCATGCGAAGGTTACTATTTCACTACTAAAGGTTTACCGCCTACTAAATCCGGTAAAGCAGCTCTTAGAGGAACAGATGCACATGCACTATTGGAACAATGTTTATTGCAGGATAAAGATCCTAAAGAATTAACCGATAACGAAGAGCTTATTGAATTGATTAAAGATGCTATTCAGTTTACTAAATCTTATGGTGTAGCACATCCTAATGCTAAAATTTTTAGCGAAATTTATTTCCCTTGGTTAAAGGTTGCAGGTGGCACAATCGATTTAATTGGTATTAGCCCAGGTGAAATTATGATTGCAGATCTGAAAACCGGGTTTCAATATATACCAGCAGAAAACAATCCGCAATTGCTTAGTTATGCAATTAGTGCACGTAAGCATTTAGGTAAAAAGCAAAAATACCGCTTAGTGATTATTCAACCAGGTAGTGACACTCCTATACGGGAATGGGTAGTTACTGATTCAATTTTAAATGAATTTGAACAAAAAGCAACCCAAGCTATTATTAGTAACCTTATTGGGGGTAAACAAACAGCTGGCGAGCATTGCAGGTGGTGTAAAGCAAATGCAGTATGTAAAACCCGTGCTAACTATGCTTTAGGACAAGCAAAGTTAGATCTTAATAATGATTTTTTGGAGCCATTATGAACCTTGAAAAACCAGACAATTTAACTGTTGAAGACTTAGCTAAAATATTAAAAGGTCTACCAGAATTAAAATCTTGGATTAGCGAAGTGGAAAGCTATGCTTTAGAACAAGCGCAAAACGGAACTGATATTCCCGGCTTTACTTTAGGTAATGCAAGAGCAATGCGGGTTTGGACAGATGAAGTAGAAGTGGCTAATATTCTGTTAGAGCAAGAATACGACGAAGAAGAAGTATACCCCCGGAGTTTATTAAGTGTTGCCCAAATGGAAAAACTACTTGGAAAAGAAAAGTTTAATAGTTTACTTTCTACTCAAGTTGGGGAAAAAGTAGGATCACAAAAATTAATTGCTGTAAAATAAATTTTTGTGGTATAATGATTGTTGTTAACAATTTATGAGATTGCTAACATTAGTAGTATCACTTTTAACGATAGATAGGAGTTATGTATTATGACTACAGATAAAGTATTAAAAACCAATATGATCACTTCCGAAGGCAGATTCAATTGGGTATTTATTGATAAGCCAAAAGAAAATAGTGTTGATCCAAGCAAGCCAGCTTTATATTCCATTACGTTTCTAATGGATAAAAAAGATCCTAAAGTTATCGAAAAAATGAAGCAAATGGAAAGCTGCATTAGCGATGCTTTAGTAAAACGTTTTGGTGAAAAGAAACCAGCTAAGTTTTATAATCCCATTAAAGATGGTGATACAGAAACTGATTCTGAAGGTAAACCACGTTACCCAGGTCAATGGTATTTTGAAGCTAAAAATGCTACTAAACCGGGTTTAGTTAACGCAGATCGTGAACCTATTTTGGAACAAGAAGCTGTTTGGTCTGGTTGCAAAGGTCGTTGTTCAATTGGCTTTGTTGCATATGATGTTGCATCTAAAAAGGGTGTAACGATTTACTTAAACAATGTCCAACTTACTGATAATAGTGCACCTAAATTAATGGGTAAACGTTCAGCGGAGATGGACTTCGCAGAGGAATAAAATGGATTCTCGACAAAAACATTTCGCTAATTGGATTTTAAAAAAGCTAAAAAAGTCTGATGACTTTACTCTTAGTCGTAAAAGACTATGGGAGTTTTACAAAACTGATGAATCTTATTTGGAAACAGATAGTTCAGCAAGTTTTTCTGTGGCTTTAAAGACTCTATTAAGCAATGGTAAAGTCGAGGTCATTTTTCTTGGTAAAACAAAGGCCGTTAAATTAAAGTGAAAGTTTATTTAGATTTCGAAACATATTCAGAAGCAGATCTTAAATCGGTTGGTAGTTATAAATATGCAGAAAATCTAAGTACTGAAATTTTATTAATTGGCTTTGCAATAGACGAGAATCCGGTACAAATTGTAGAACCGGATTCTCTTTTGTTGTTTGAATTATTCGATGCAATTAAACAAGATGCAATGATCATTGCCCACAATGCTCCATTTGAACGGCTAATTTGGAAACATGTTGGAACTAAATTAAATTGGCCTGAAATTAAAGATGAACAATGGTGTTGTACTGCAGCACGTGGTAGAGCATTAGGTTTACCTCCAAGTTTAGATGATATGGCTATAGCATTAAAGCTTATGCATCAAAAGAACAAATTCGGCTCTGCATTAATTACTAAATACTGCAAACCAAATAAAGATAAGAAACGTAAGTATTTAATTGATAACCGCGATGATTATGTTAACTTTAGCAAATATTGTGGAGACGACGTAGAAGTTACTCGTGAATTAGATAGACAATTACCTTTACTCACAGATTACGAACAAAAAGTATTTTTACACGATCTCATTGTTAATGATCGAGGTATACCCCTTGACGTTGCATTACTACATAAATCAGCTAAAATTATTTCTGGTTTAGAAGAACATTTCGAAAACGAATCCTTACGTGTTGCTGGTGTACGAGCAACACAACGTAATAAAGTATTAGAATGGCTTAAAGATAACGGACTTGTATTAGATAATTTACAGGCTGGAACAGTTGAAGCAGCTATACTACGTAAAGATCTTACTCCAACAGTTAAAGAATTTTTAGAACTGCGTTATGAATCATCACGTGTTGGAACTAAAAAGAATAAGAAAATGTTGGAACTTGTTTGTAATGATAACACTATTAAAGGTGCTTTCCTTTACCATTCAGCCACTACTGGAAGATATGGTGCACGTGGTGTACAAGTTCAAAACTTTGGTAAAGCAGATAGTGATGCAATGCAAGATAAAGTATTGCATTTATTAGACACTGCTGATACAAATACATTTTTAAAAGAATATCCAAGACCATTAACAGCTATAAGCAAATGCATGCGGGGATTTATTTGTGCAACTAAGGAGCACCATTTTTTAATTGCTGACTATTCATCTATTGAAGCAAGAGTATTAGCTTGGCTCGCTGATGAAACGTTTTTATTGGAGGCTTATGAACAAGGTGAAGATGTTTATAAAAAGATGGCGGCTTCTATTTACAATTGTAGCCTTGAAGAAATTGATAACCATAAACGGTTTTTTGGTAAGCAAGTTATACTCGGAGCGGGTTATTCTATGGGCCCAAAAAGATTCAGAGATCGATGCAAAGATTTCGGAGTCGACGTTCCGATGTCGGAAGCTGATCGGATTATCGGTTTATATCGGGAGTCTGTACCTAAGATTGCTGCTTATTGGAAGCGTGTTGACTTTGCTGCGGTTAAAGCAATTACTACAAAACAAACTGTTAAAGCAGGCAAATGTTTATTTAGCATTAACGGAAAATTCTTAAAAATTACTTTACCTTCTGGCCGTAGTTTAAGCTTTTATGAACCACGGTTAATTACAACTGACTGGGGAACACAAAAGGTAGAATTTACTGGCTTTTTTAATGGCAAACCGGTTTCCGAAGGCTTATATGGCGGACTTATTACCCAAAACATTTGCCAAGCTGTTGCTCGTGATCTTTTAGTCAATGGTATGTTAATTGCAGAAGAAAACGGTTACCCAATCATATTGCATTGCCATGACGAAGCAGTAGCAATGGTGGATAAAAATACTGGCTCAATAGGGGACTTTATTGAGCAGCTATGCGTGTTACCAGATTGGGCTCAAGGTTTACCCTTAGCTGCCGAAGGCGAGGTCGCAGCAAGGTATAAAAAGTGAAAGAAAGTACTCTTGAAAAGTACTTAATAGCTGAAGTCAAAAAGCGTGGTGGCAAGTGTTTAAAGTTAGTGGGCTATGTTGGTATACCTGATAGACTAATATTACTTCCCGGGGGCACAGCAATCTTTGTTGAACTTAAAACAAAACAAGGTAGGTTAAGTCCATTGCAAGTGTATTGGTCAAAGATTTTAATTGGGTTAGGATTCAATTACAAATTGTTCAATGACCTTACAAAAATAGATGAACTATTTCATATTGTGGCAAAAAAAGATTGACATTCCTAATAAATTGTGATATACTACTAGTGTAGTACAACTTAACACAAGGAATTAATTATGACTTATGTTTATAACGACGGTGGTAGAAAAGAAGCAGGGTATAAAGGTAATGCTGGAGACTGCAGTGCACGTGCTATAGCAATTGCCTTAGGTATGGATTACAAACAAGTTTATACATTATTAGCTACAGCAAATAAAAACTGTGGCAAAGCTAAGTCAGCACGTAATGGCATAAGCAAAGATATTTATTCAGATGTACTTAAAACACTTGGTTGGGTATGGGTCGCAGCACCTAAGTTTGTAGGGCGAAAAGCTAAGTGCAGCGACATGCCAGCTGGCACAGTTATAGCAAGACAAGCAGGGCATTTTGTAGCAGTAGTAGATGGTGTACCCCAAGACACATGGAACTGTTCAGAGAAAATGGTCTATGGATATTGGGCTAAGCAGTAATCAACATAACTTAAATAAAGGAAAATCAAATGAATCAATTCAATAGAAATCAATTTAATGCAAGAGCAGATCGTGATGCAGAAGCTTGGCAAGAATCATTTTCCAAATGGGTGCAAAGAGATCTTATTAAAGCAAAAGAATCTGGGGACATTCATCATATTAGCAAACATGGAGATGTAATCATCGATGTAAAAGCAAAGGTGGTGTCAAATGAAAAGTAATTTACATTTGCTTTATAACTACGATGAAAAAATGGCCGATGCAGAAGTAACTGCAGCGAGCATTATTTATAAACATAAGTTATTAGATTGTGATGATTTGCTTTTGGAAACAATTATTAATCAATTGCAACAAGAGCAAGAAGCTAGAAACATTCATTATGAGCAAGAATTTAATTACGTAAAAGAATACCAAGAACTTAAATTTAAGTAGGAATAACTATGTTAGATAAAGCTATTAAAAACTTACGCCAAGAACTTCATGGTTTTGGTAAATTAGTTTATACAGCTAATTGGCAGGGGATCGAAGATCCTCCTGCTTTTTTAGAAATCCTTAATGCTAGTTTTGAAGCACGAATACCTGCAACAATTAAAGAAATCACTGAACAATGTAAGCCAATGCTACCGTGGGCAGATGAACACTTTGAAGAACGTGTTAGTGGATTTCCTTTAAATCCTCCGCCAAGTCATACTAAATGGTTAAAAGGTAATGAAGAAAGCTTAAAAAATGGAAAGTTTAGTCACACTTATCCAGAACGTATGTACAAGAATCTTTTCTTTTTATTAGAGTTACTTAAACGTGATCCAACAAGTCGTCAATTATTTTTACCTATTTGGTGGGAAAAAGACGGCTTGTTTGCTTTGCGTAATGAACGTGTACCATGCACCTTAGGTTGGCATTTTATTTTGCGTGATGGTATGCTCCATTGTTATTACCCAATGCGTAGCTGCGATGCATTAAGGCACTTTCATAATGATGTGTATTTTGCAGCACGCTTAACTTTGTGGCTTATAGAGCAAGCTAACCTAAATGCTATACCTGGTAATTTAACATTTCACGCAGTAAGTTTTCATTGTTTTGAAAACGATAAATATGCTTTAGGGAAAACAACTAAATGAACGCAAATGAACTAGCTGACGACATGGAAAATGGCGCATTTAATGATGCTAACTACAACAAAAAGAAAGCTGCCGACTTTGTACGACAGCAACAAGAACAAATCAACAATCTGAAACAATGGGAAAAGCGTTACCTTGATGTCATTGAGTCACTGAGCCAAGACAGCAAGCAGGCACTAAACCCCGAATTAAGAACGCATGATGGGAGATTGGAATGAACAATAAACCAGTAGCGTGGATGAACCCTAAAACTTTAGAGTGTGGCTATGGTGGTGATGTTGATTGGGAAGATACGGGATGTATTCCACTATACACCCATCCATCGGAACATGATTTAGGAATTGCTGAAGCTATTGGGTTTGATAAGGGTTACCAAGCAGCTATGGAAAAAACATTAACACCATTAACTGAAGATGAATGTGAAGCAATTATCAATAAACACGATTGGTTTTCAAAGTCTTGGCGTGAAATGGCAAAAGAAATACACGATGCAATACTAAGAAAGGCACAAGAGAAATGAACAATGAACCAGTAGCGTGGTATTACGAAAATAAAAATGGGGTTAGTTGGGTTAGCGGAACACGAGAGAAACATGATAAAAATTTTGTGGCAGTTGAAAAGCCAATCTACACCCATTTAGCAAACCTAACAGATGAGGAAATAGAAAAATTGTGGTTTGAAAATGTAAAACCTTCGTTTACTTTAATTCAAATAAAAGACTTTGCTAGAGCAATACTAAGAAAGGCACAAGAGAAATGAACGCATATGAACTAGCTGATATGGCAGAAAATGCTTGTTGTGCTTATCAAAAAGAAATAGCAGCAATGCTACGCCAGCAACAAGCTGAAATAGAGGCGTTGAAAGAAGCATTACGCATGAAAGTGATTCTTAATGAACACACTCAACAGGCAATGAAAGGATACAAGGAGTTATTGAAATGAAAAATGAACCAGTAGCAATTCGTTATGACTTTGATGGTTACGGCTATCAATACATGGACTCAGGAAGTGGTAGTGATTGGCAGACCAGAGTTGAAGGTGAATTTCTCTACACCCATCCAGCAAAAACACTAACAGATAAGGAAGATACAGAGTGCCAATACTGTAAACAAGGTTGTATTCGGTGTGATGCTAGAAAATTACTAACAGATGAGGAAATAAAAGAATTATCTGAAAAACATTTAGATATGGATTGGCAAACAGGAGTAATTGAATTTGCTAGAGCAATACTAAGAAAGGCTAATGAAAAATGAAAGCCAAAGAAATTGAATTAAAACTTACTTGTCAAATAGTTACCTATAACCAGCAAGAAATACTGAAGTTGCGTGAAAAATTATATGAAGCATTTGAAAACTGCACCCACAATATAGTTGATAGAGAAGGATTAGTAGGTAATCTACAACTTGAACTGTCTGGCGAACACTAAAAAAGGCACAAGAGAAATGACACAAGAACAAGCAAACTGGGAATGGATTGATGCTAGGGTTAAGAAACTAGAAGAACATTGTTTTTCAGCAAAGACACTAACAGATGAGGAAATACGAAAAGTAGCAGATGAAGTGTTTAAAAATTACAAAAATTGGCATCACTACCAAATAGATTTTGCTAGAGCAATACTAAGAAAGGCACAAGAAAAATGAAATCTGATAAAAAAAACATAAGCAAGGAATCTTTAGAGAACCTCCTAATTACTTTGATGCAATGCAGAGATGAAGAAGGATTGCTTTTAAATATCAATCCAGCAAATGCGTTTCAAGATTGGTTAATTGAAATGTATCCCGAGTCTATGCGCAAGCATTGGTTTAATATGCACAGCTATGTGAAAGCACAAAACAAATGAACAATGAAAAGCAAAAGCCTACAACTGATGAATATCGCCAAAATTGGAATGAAATTTTTGATAAAAATCTAAATGAAGAAAAAGAAAAAACTGTTAATGTTGATATTAAAGCAGAAAATGGTAATGCTAGCATTACAGTAACAAAGACATGGAGTTTTTGATGAATGCAAATGAACTAGCTGACTAGTTGGAGCATTACCTTAAAGGTGAAGAATACGACCTCCTTGTTTGGGAAATACCTGACTTGCTACGCCAGCAACAAGCTGAAATAGAGGCGTTGAAAATGGAAATACATTCTTTGACTTATGGTGAAAGACTTGCTGAATACATAAGAAAGGCGCAAGAGAAATGAAAAATGAACCAGTAGCGTTAATGACTGAATACGGCATAAAGCCATTGTATGAAGGTGCATTACAAGAAGGTATGTTTCTTTACACCCATCCAGCAAAGACACTAACCGAAGACGAAATAAGAGAAGTTGCCGATAGTGTTTGCCATACTTGGAAAAAGAATGGTGTTGGTGAGCTTTACATGGAAGATTTTGCTAGAGCAATACTAAGAAAGGCACAAGAGAAATGCACCAAATAACTTGTAAAAATTGCAATAAAGACTTTGATGGAATCATGGGTGCTTGTGGTGGAAGTAATACTTGCACAATCTATAGATGCACCCATTGTCATCATGAGGAAATTGTTGAGCGAGAACCTATTGATTGGTCAAAAGCATTGGTTGAAAAGGCACAAGAGAAATGACTGAAATGACAGAACTTGAAAAGCCACATCTTGTTAGCAAAAGTCAATGGGTAAATCATCCTGATTACTTTATGCCTGTTTTATTTACACAGTATGGATGGTCAGATGGCAAAACAACAGTATGGAATAAAGAATTTGAAATAAGAAAGGCACAAGACAAATGACTGAATTTGAAGACGAAGTACTTAAATTACTTAAAGAAATACTAAAAAATAAAAATGACACTATTTCATATAAACGATATGAAGCATTAGCTAAAGAAAGTATATGGTTATTAGATCAACTTACTCAGTTAAAAGAACCAAATAAAGACTTTAGAGCGCATAATCGCATTATGAATAAGTTATACCCAAATAGTTTTTGGGAGCATTTACCAAAGGACATAGAGGAATGAGCTTAATTATTCTTGAAGGAGCAGATGGCAATGGTAAAACCACTTTGCTTAAACAATTAGAAAGGGATACTAATCTTTCAGTGTTTTATTCCGGTGGTCCTAAAACCCCCGAAACAATGATTAATATGCTTTATGATCTTGAGCAAATGGCATTAGATGAAAAAGTATTCTTATGTGATCGAGTACCATTTGTTTCCGAAATCGTTTATTCTGCTGCACTGCAACGTAAGTCAGTAATAGATCCTATTGCTTTAATGGAGTATTGGAAATTACCTATTCAGATTATTTATTGTAGGCTTTCCGATTCGTCAGAAGCTTTAAAAAATATGAGTAGGGAATTCAAAGCACATAAACCTTTTGAGCATACAAAAGAAGTAGAACTTAAACACGAACGTATTACAGAAATGTACGACCAAATAATGGACGAAGCAGAAAAAGATGGGGTCAATATCTTTGAATACGATTGGCAAAACCCTGAGCATTATGCTCAATTAATGGAGTGGCTATAATGTGCGGTTTTGTAGCAGCAGTCAATAAACCTTTGGATTTGGTAAAAACAGCTATCCAAAACATGAGCTATAGAGGCTTAGTTGGGCAAATTAAATATGTTACCCAAGAAGAAATTGCTATAGCACACACTCGTTTACCTATAGTAGACCTTACTAGTAAAGGCGATCAGCCTGCACGTATTGGGGATTATGTAGGTTTTTTAGTTGGGGAAGCTTTTAATTTCCGGGAATTTAGCTATAAAGAAACAGATACTGCAGCAATGCTTGAACTTTTTTTACAAAAAGGGGTTAATGGTTTTCACCAAGTAGATGGATTTTGGTCTTTCATAACTATTCTTCATGGTAATAAACTTTTTGCTGCAAACGATTATCTTAGTCAAAAACCAATTTATTACCGAACCGATACAAAAGCTATTGCTTCTGAACCTAAAGCATTATTAGGTTTTGGACCTAATACTTTTGATGAAGTATTTTTTAGCAATATCCGTAAATGGGGTTACGACATGACTGGCAATACTCCATGGACTAATATTAAACAATTACCAGCAGGACATTATTGGTATGACGGAGATATTAGGCCATATTGGGATTGGAACAAAGTTGATAATGTTGGAATTAAAGAAGCCATTATTGAAGCAACCAAAAACAGATTGCTTGGGGATCAACCGGTCGCCTGCTTACTTAGTGGTGGCTTAGATAGCTCTATTGTTTATAGTTTATGCCGACAATTCGGCTCTCGTATTCAATCGTATCATATTGAAAACGAAGAAGCAGAATTTGCTAAATTAATTGATCCTAATACTAAAGCTTTGCCTATGGAAGGGTTAGCTTATAAAGAAGCTATTGATTATCATCAATCCCCGGTAGACTTAGGATCAGTTCATCCTCAAGCTATCCTTGGCCAATCTGTAAGTAAATCAGGTTATCATGTGTGCCTAACTGGTGATGGTGCTGATGAACTATTTGGTGGATATAGTAGGAGTGAAAAGTATGATAGTCAAAAGTCAGATGTATTTGCTGAGCTTCCTTACTATCATCTACCAAGACTAGACAGAATAATGATGCGTCATACGGTAGAGCTTCGTACCCCATTTTTATCTTCTAAAGTAGTTAAAGCTGCTTTGGATCTTCCTTATCATCAAAGGCAAAATAAATCCCCTTTGAAAGAAGCTTTTAAAGATATTTTACCAAAAGAAATTCTTAAAAGGGAGAAAAAAGCATTAAAAACTTTACGCATTAAAAATGGCGGCATTAAACAAATAGAAGACAACATTAAAATCTTTAAGGAGATTTATTCATGATCAAAGAAATATATGACTTTAATACTAAACTTTTAGGTGTTAAAACAGGACAATTAGCTCTTTTAACTGCCAATGAACGGAATTGGTTATTAACTGCATTACACGAAGAAATAGAAGAATTTCTTGAAGCCACGGAAAAACAATCTTTAGTTGATTGTATAGACAGTTTATTAGATCTGACTTATTTTGCTATTGGCGGGTGTGTTCGCTTAGGTTTAACTGCCGAACAAATACAAGATTGCTTTAATGCAATTCATAAAGCTAATATGCTTAAAAAGCAAGGAGTAAAAGCTTCTAGACCTCAAGACGGCACAGTTGCTGATGCTATTAAACCAAAAGGTTGGGAAGCACCAGAAGAAGCTATTAAAAAAATCCTTTATACAAATTAATAAAAATGAGACCAAATAGAGACACCATTAATATGGAAGTAGCTAAGCTTTTTGCTAAAAGAACTACTTGTGCTCGTAGAGCTGTTGGAGCTGTGGCGGTAGATGCCGAAGGCTATTTATTAGGTACAGGCTATAACGGCCAATATATGGGGAGTAAACATTGCAATGAAGGTAATCCTTGTTCCGGGGCTAATAGCCCTTCTGGTACTAATATTGATGGCTGTTCCGCTATCCATGCAGAGCAGAATCTTTTACTACACTGTGGCGATCCTAGAAGAATTCATACAGTTTATGTTACCACTAGTCCATGTACCTCTTGTTTAAAGCTATTATTAGGCACCAATACGCAACGTATTGTGTTTAATGAAGATTACCCAGGATCAGAAGTTTCAAAAGCGCTATGGACTAATGCAGGGCGTTTATGGGAAAAATATAGTGAAGCTTAGATCGTACCAAGAACGCATGATAGAAGAAATGGTTAAGCGCCCTATTTTGGGATTGTTTGCTGATATGGGTACTGGTAAAACTTTAATTACCCTAAAAGCTTTAGAACAAATGCAGGGTAAAACTTTATTAATTGCTCCTATCCGCGTATGTGAAACGGTATGGCGTCAAGAAGCTGAAAAATGGGGCATAAAACTTACCTTTGCTTTAGTTCGTGGAGCTTTAAATGAGCGTATAAGCGCGTTAAAACAAAAGGCTGATGTATACCTTATTAACCCAGATTTGTTGCCGTGGCTGTTCGGTTTAAAGGATTTGCCAGCATTTAATACATTAGTTATAGATGAATCTAGTTTATTTAAAAATCCTTTTACCAAAAGGTTTAAAACCATTAAGAAAAATTTAAAACTATTTGACAGGCGTTATATCTTAACTGGTACTCCAAGTCCTAATAGTTTAATGGATCTTTGGAGTCAAATAGGTATTTTGGATAAAGGGCAAAGATTAGAAACTGCTTTTAGTAGATTTAGAGATATGTATTTTGAGTCCGATTATATGGGGTATAAATGGACTTTAAGACCTAGAAGCAAAGAAAGAATAGAAAAGCTTTTATCCGATATTGTACTCCGATTAGATGCTGAGGATTATTTAACTTTACCAGAAATGATGGAGTTAGATGTTATTGTTAAACTTAGCGATAAAGAGCTAAAGCAATACAAACAATTTACTAGAGACATGGTAACTAAGTTTGGCAATGAAGAGCTTACTGCTGTATCTGCTGTAACCTTACACGGTAAGTTATCCCAACTTGCTAATGGTTTAGTGTATGACGAAAACCAAAAAATACATCTATTCCATAAGCAAAAACTTATAGTTTTAGAAGAAATGGCAGAAGAAATTAATGCGCCAATTATTATTGTTTATAAGTACAACCACGAAAAAGACGAAATTTTAAAGCTTTTTCCAAACGCCGTATTGTTTAACGAAGGTAATACTGAAGAACATGTAAAGAATTGGAATGCTGGCAAAATTCAATATTTATTATTGCATCCTATGAGTGGTGGCCACGGAATTAATTTACAAGAAGGTGGTAACCATATTATTTGGTTTAGCCCTATACCTAGCAGTGAACAATATTTACAAACTAATAAACGTGTGCATAGACCAGGGCAAACTAAACCTGTATTTATCCACAGATTAATTGCGGAGGAAACTATAGATGAAATGACCTCAGAAAGTTTAAAAAACAAAGAGTTAAACCAAATTAATTTTTTAAATGCTATGAAAAAATTAGTTTCAACATACAAATAAGTGGTATACTATTTATATAACTTAAATAAAGGAAAAACAAAATGAAAGAAAAATTAATTGATTTAGTTTGTTTATTTGCCACTGGTATAGTTTTAGGGGCAATGGTAGGTTATGCAATTTTAGGAAGGGGATAATATGAAGCATGATCATATTTGGACAGCAGCTGGAACAGATATAGAAGAAAGATGGAAGCTTAAGTATGGTTGGATTCGTCCGTCAGAACTTCCCGAATACCAAGCTAAATATAAATATTTCCAAGAACTTCCTTTGCGTAAATTAGATGATGAAGCTAAACGCAAATATGAAGATATTCTCCGTAAAGCAAAAGTAGCAAGAGTTAAATAAGGATCAATATGTCTGAAAAAACAGAACAAGAATTAAAAGAATTAATGGAAGGTAAAGATGCGCCACTTACCGACATGATTTATGGAGTACAGAAGAAACCTGAATATCAAGACACTGATATACTGCCTGATAATAACGGTCTTCTTCGTGGTGAATCAGATCCATTGCAGCTATTTATTAATATGTATCAACCAGGTGAGTTTGTCACTAAGCAAAACTTTAGAAAGCATTTACTTCAAGTTCTAAATAATTGGCATAAGTCAATGACTGAAAAAGAAGAATGGGCTG